TGCCGGAGCACACATTCCTTTGACTACCGTGGAGGCTGCTACCGAAGCATTAAATGGAGGTGAGTCAGATTCTAACATGGAACAGTTTGCGGAAGAACTTGAGATGGCTAAAAAATTAGCTATAAAGATGCCAGAGGTACAGCCTAAGAAAGTAGGTCCCGGCCAAGGAAGTCAAGCCTAATTCTTTTTAGGTTGTGAATTGTACTGATCAATAATGTCGGTCAATTTAGGCTTTATGAAAGAGGACATGCTAACTCCCATTGAATCAGCAATCTCTTTAAGATCACTAACAACTTTAGAGTTTACGTTTGTTATTTTAATGTCCTGCCGGTTGGGATTATTATGTTTGGCCATTCCCAAAGATAGAAATTAATCCCAAATAGGGAATAATTAAGTCCTAAAATTTTTTATAGTTATATAAAGCGTGAATATTCGCTTCCGTAATGGGGAAAGAAATACTCTTATATCAAGGATTGTATAATTGGACAGCCGAAGAGCTTATTAAAGTTCTTAACGAAAACATGGGCAAACCAGTGACAATGAGAGTTAATTCACCAGGGGGTCAGGTTCTTTCTTCTTTAGGTCTTTATGCCAAGATGAGGGAGCATGGAAATGTAACCGTAAAGGTTGATGGCATTGCAGCATCGGGAGCATGGAACTTATTGTTGTATGCGAAATCAGTTGAGTGCTTGCAAGTATCAAGATTTATGGTACACCGTGCGGACGGAGATTCTTCAACCGAACAGGATAAAAAACTTTTGGGTGACATCAATGTTGATTTAAGAAAACAAATGGAGTCACGTATCTCCAATGTAAAGTTCAAGGAAGTTTCTGGTTATGACTTGACAGAATTATTTAATCCAGAGCAACGTATTAATGTTTGGTTAAATCCTAAGCAAATGAAAGACTTAGGTATTGTGTCAAAGATTAACAAGTTAGAGCCTTCTGAGATCAGCGCGATTGCGGCTCAGTCGATGGGCTTAGACATTGCAGCATTCAATGAAGTAACGAGTGAAATTCCAGTTATTGAAACAATAGAAAAACCTGTAAAAATTACATCTATGGATATTAACAAATTTAAATCTGAACATCCTGCTGTATATGCAGAAGTTGTTGCCCTTGGACATGTTGCCGGAGCGAAAGCAGAAAAACTTCGCATTGAATCATGGGATGCCTTTCGTGGTGTTGATGCTGTAGCGGTACAGAAGGGGATTGAAGAAGGCACTGAAATGACCATTTCACAAATGGCAAAGTTTAATGCTCAGGCAATAGGCAAGTACAAAGTGGATGAGATACAGAAGGATGCAAATGGAAATGTAATTGTTCCAGCCGGATCACCAGCCGGGGCTGTAGCTAAGACAGATGCTGAGGTTAAATTAGCTGCTTTTGAAGCAGAGGTTGATAAAACCATCGGACTTGTAAAATAAAGAGACTTAAAAACTTCTAAATAAAAATAGCATGAGTAGCCAAAGCGTAGTATTTAATAACGGCCAACAAGCCCACGTAACAACTGAAACCTCACAAATATTCCTTTGGAATCGCAGGAGCGTTAAGGTTGCTCTGTTAAACAACAGTAGTTATAATGCTGTTCAGTATCGAGAAGGCCAGGTTATGGGTAGAATATCCGCAACAGGAAAAGTTATTCCACTACGTTCGTGGGCTACTGATGGCAGTCAGAACCCATGTGGTATCCTGATTGGAACAACTTTAATTGATGCGGGAGAAGAAGCCGAAGTTTTCTTATGCGATGATGGAGATGTTTCTTCGTCACGATTGATCTTCCAGGGACCTGACACGCTGAATACACCGGTTGGAGGTATTCAATTGAGAGATCAGTTGAAGCGATTAGGCGTAAAAGTTATTGATTCAGTTGAAATGACTGGTTTCGATAACGCATAATTTGTAAAAAAGCTAAAATAAAAATACGATGAATATTCAAACCACAGATGCTAAAGGGCTTTACACAAAGAAGCTAATTGCAGCGTACAAAGAAAAAACTGTAGTACAGGATTTCTTAGGGTCATTCTTCCCGACCAAAGCGACTGACATCACCGATACCCTTGAGGTAAGTATTCAAGTTCAGCGCAATACTGAGAAGATTGCTGTTGATGTGGTTCGTGGTAGCGATGGTAATCGTAACGAATTCACCAGAAGTTCTGAGAAGATTTTTATCCCTCCTTACTTCCGTGAATATTTTGATCAGACAAATATGTCTGTGTATGAGACTGCTTTCAGACAGACTGAGATTAGCGGAAACATGTTCAGCCGTATGATTAATGACATGGCAGATCATGCTATGGAGTTGCAGTACAAGATTGAGCGCACGTACAATATCTACCGTTCTCAGATTCTTGAGACAGGTATTGTTACCTTCACTCAGGGAGTTGGTCAAATTGACTTCTTGCGTAAAGCCAGTTCTAAAGTTAACCTTAATGGTGCTGGTGGATATTGGGTATCTAACAACAATTTGTTTGCTCAGTTTCAGGCTGGTGGAGATTGGTTGAGAAAGAATGGTAAGGTAATGGGGCACCGTTTTACTGCTATCTTGGGTAGCACAGCCATTACAGACATGTATGCAAACACCAATTTTTTAGCTCGTCAGAATTTATTCAACATGAAGTTGGATAGTATTGCAGCACCAATTAAGAATTCAAGTGGTGGAGTGTATCACGGAACGCTAACAGCCGGACCATATCAGGTTGATATTTATAGTTATCCTGATTTTTATGAGGATGCGTCAGGAGTAATGCAGCCATACATTAATCCAAAGATTGCAATCATGCTTCCTTCGGAGCCGATGTTTAAGACTGTTTATGGAGCAGTGCCACAGTTGTTGAATCCGGGCGAAGCACCAAGAACAGGTAAGTTTATCTTATCTGAGTACACAGATGAGAAGCGTAGAACGAGAGAGTTTCACGTTGAATCAGCAGGAGTTCCGATTCCTGTAGCAATTGATACAATTTACACCATGCAAGCGGTAGCCTAATGGAAGCGAAATATAAAGTAATAACCCTTTCAGTCAGTGGCCGTGGAAGCAATAAAATCCACAGGCTACATGATATAGTAACTCAGAGCAAGTTAAATGCTCCTGTGGAGGATCTTGTAAAGGGAGGTTATATTGTTCCGGTTGATTCGGATGTTGACGAAGATGTAGTTCCACCGGCACCGGTTGACGAAGATGTTGACAAGGATGAATTATCTGACGAATCAGATATCAAAACCAGGAAAGAGATTATGGATGCTTTGACTGAGGCGGGAGTAGAATTCAAGAAAAACGCATCTACAGAATCTTTGTTTAAACTGTATGAGGATTTAAGTTCAGGGGAATAAGTTTAGAGTAGTAATTTTGATTTGGGTAGCCCCTTTGGACTGGTAATCTAAAGGGGCATTTTTTTAAAAACACTTTTATGGGATTATTAGAGTTATCAAAGGAGGACATTGAGGACATTACATCGGATATAGATGGTGGATGGGCAGCAGAACTTACGCTAACAAGTCCTGGTGGAGATGTGGTTGTGGTTAATGGACTTCATACGAAACATCACTTTGGGGTTGAGCCACAGTTGCAGAAATTGGTAAACACCAAGAACGCTCACATTTCAGTATCTGAGAAGTTTTTGGTTGATGCTGGCTACCCTGTTAGAGATTCAGAGAACGAGGTTAATTTATCGGGTCATTTGGTAAGGGTTAAAGACAGCACTGGATCTGAGGTTACTTACCTAATAGAGCAGTGGTTTCCTGATGAAACGATAGGATTGATCACATGTATTTTAGGAGATTTTACTGAGTAGACAAATGACATATACTTTTCCTGATCATATTAACAACGACACATTTGAAGGGGCTGAATTCACCATGTCTTTAAATGCAGCTCCTATGAATATTTCAAATACGAATATCAGGATGCAGTTAAGGAAATCATATAACAGTGATGTTGTTTTTGATTTAGACTCAGCAGACTCAGAAATAATTATTACAAATGGGACAGCAGGATTGTTCAGAATACCAAAGCAGGTTATTGGCGTTCCGCTGCCGGGAGTTTATCAACACGATATACAATTTACTTTTCCGAATGGAGATGTTAAGACATATATTTCAGGTACGTGGAAAATAACGGGGGATATAACTAGGCCGTAATGGAAGAAGTGGTTATAAATATTGTTGAGACACCTATAGAAGTAACTGTATCTATTACAGAAACAAATAATGAGGTAGGGATTACTATCACTGAGGGAGTTTCGGGATTGAGTGCTTATGAGGCAGCGTTATTGAATGGATTTGTAGGAACAGAATTAGAGTGGCTTGATTCTTTGGTTGGAGAACAAGGTTTACCAGGAGCCCAAGGAGTTCAAGGTAATCAAGGAGCAACGGGGGCCACAGGCTCGGCAGGAGCGGTAGGATCGCAAGGTATTCAAGGTATTCAAGGCATAGCTGGTAACAATGGCGCGGATGGTGCTGACGGAAACGAAGGAGCAACGGGAGCAACGGGAGCCACCGGAGCTACAGGAGCCACAGGAGCGCAAGGCAATCAGGGTATCGCTGGTAACAATGGTGCGGACGGGAACAATGGAGCAACAGGAGCCCAAGGTACTCAGGGAATAACGGGCGCAACTGGAAGCAATGGCACTAACGGAAGTAATGGCCAAGATGGAGCTACAGGAGCCACAGGAGCGCATGGTATCGCTGGTAGTAATGGTAACAATGGCGCCACCGGAGCAACGGGAGCTCAAGGGAATCCAGCAACAACTCCAAAAGGAATTTCATCTATATTATTTGGCTTAGGCTCATTTAGTGCAACGGTATCAATAAGCAATGTAAACATCTTGACTTCAAGCTGTGTGTTGTTTACCATTAAACCAACAGGAAGAGATTTGGACGAGATGGAGTTTGTTATCTTTCAGATTAGCTATGGTAACATTATAGATTCAACATCATTTGATGTAATCGTAACAGATATAAACGAAAGTTGTGAAGGCACATACGAATTGAATTATACAATCATAAACTAAAAAAAGCATGGCACAAGTAAAAGATTCACAAGGTAACGTCATTGAACAGTTGGACGTATTGGGCGGTATAACTCTAATTGACTTGAGGGCAGGCACCGTTTCGCTCGGTTCATTAAATGCGGAAGTAGTCTTTGATTGCGCAAATATAAACGGTGCTGCAATTGATGTGCGGGGGGTATTTGTAGGCACGTTTTTGGGGGAGTTCTCTATTGACGGAACTAATTATGCTCCGTTTCCAATCTTCAACCCGTTAACCGAAGTCTTTCTTCCAGGCATTACCGTTGTTGGTGCTTACGTAGCCCATTTGCCGGCTGCTACCAAAAAGATAAGAATACGGTGCAGTGCTTACACCAGTGGTACAGCCATTGTAGCACTCAGAGGAAGTGCAGGGGATAATTTTATGTACGCAAAGCCAATCCCATCTAACTTAACCTTAACTATTACAGCGGCTACCGGATCAATAGCAACAGCTACCTTGCCATCTGCTGGGGTTGGGTTGTTTCATTACATTACTCGAATTATAATTCAGAGACACACAAGTGCTTTACTCACTCCTGCTGCTACACCGATATTGGTCACTACAACAAATCTTCCTGGTACTCGTGTTTTCTCTGTTCCAGCAGACGCGGCTCCGCAAGGGCAGGTTTACACTGAGATTGTTGAGCCAACAACGCCAATTAAATCATCAGCAGCAGCCACAAATACTGTCATATCAGCTCCGGCAACAACTGGCGTTATTTGGAGAATTACAGTTGATTATTACGCGGGACAGTAATGGCTTTAATAAATTTATCTATACCGACACAGAATTTTGAATTGGTTCATAACCGTATAGGAGAGATTTTGACAGAGGAGTTGCAGAATCAAGTTTTGAGTTACTACCGGACAGAGTTTGATATGAAGGTTTGGAAGGAGCGTGACATTCAATTCAATCAGGCTGAGTTGCCATCGATAAATGTGATCATGGAACGTGCTGATTATGACAACATGCACTTAGGCCAGACAGATGGGAATACCCGGTATTTTATTGATGCTTATTACAAGGCTAAGAGCACTCAGGACAGCTTGGGAGATGAGTTGGCATCCAACAGGCTTCAAAAGTTATTAGGAGCAGTGGCATACATTTTACGAGATCCTAAGTATAAGACGTTGGGTTTTGCGAGGCCATTTATTCAGCACACTAGAATTGAGAGTATGGTATTTGGAAAACCTATTAAGCAGGATGCATCTCATGTTGTATTGGGAAGGTTGGCTTTTATAGTTCGGGTACCGGAGACAAACGTACTGGTTACAGCACCGGCTTTTGCGGGTAATGATACTCAGGTGAGTTTACAACAAACAGATCAAGGATATTATTGGACAATTTAAAAACAAATCTATATGGAATTATTTCTTCTTTACTCTAAGTTAATTTTCGGATCCCTGATCGGGATGGCGATACAACTGTTTCTGAAAAATAAATCATTTTTGGAAACTGCCCAAAAGGCTAACGTGCAATATTCGCTAAATGATTTCTGGCGAAATGACAAGTGGACTATTG